TGGCTTTCTGGCCGGCCTTGACCAGCTTGCGGCTGATAGCGTCTTCCAGGCCGACGTAGCTGATGAACTTGCCGGTGATGGAGCGGTTACCCAGCAGTGAAAAACCGCCAAGGATGGTGCGGGCGTAGTAGCTCACGCCGTAGCGGTTGAGCAGGTCGCCTTCGGTGGAGGTGTCGAGGATGTTGTACTCGACGACGCGGGAAACGTCCTCGGCGAACGTCACCTGGTTGCCCGGGCTTTCCCACTGCTTGACCTTGGCCAGTGCGGCGATGGCCAGGGACGACGGCGACAGGAACACGTTCTTTTTCGCCGCCTTGGAGTACACCGACGGCATGTTGTGCACCAGCAGGCAACGGTCGAAACCGAGGTCGGCACCGCCCAGTTCACCGCTGTAGGTCACCTGGTCGGCGACGCTGGCGTCTTTGCCGTCCAGCACCACGCGGGCCTTGATCCGTTTGCCAAAGGCGGCGAACTCGCCGGCGACAGCCTTGGTGCCGGTGAAGCCCGGGGCACCGATGATGGTCAGGTCTTCCGGCACGCTGGCCAATGCCGCCAGGCCGAGCTTGCGACCGGTGACCGGCTCGTCGCCGCCGATCACGTTGTTGATCGTGTCCGCCGGGGTTGTGCCCTCTTCGACGATCACCACGTAGACCGGCACCTTGACCACTTTAAGGATCTGGTAGACCGCCTGGAACAACGTGCCGGCTTCAGTGCCGGTCGGGTCCAGCAGCGCCTGAGTGGTGAAGCTGTTGATGCGGAACGGCGCATTCTTCGGGATCGACGCATGGGCCTTCGGCGCGGTGCCGACCAGGCCGATCACGTTATCGCCCAGGCCACCCATGGCCTCGGGGGATTCGGTGGCATTCACAGTGATGCCGTTGTGCTCGAAGTTCAAAACCTCAGCCATGATTAGTCAGCCTTCTGGGTGGTGGCCTTTTTGGCCGGGGTGGCGTTGAGGACGCTGGTCAATTCCAGACGGCCAGCGGTGCGCAGGGCGGATGCTTCGACGTCCAGCAGCTCCAGTTCCTGGCCGACGGTGGACCAATGGCCGGCGCCGATGGGGAATGGGGTGAGGACGGTGTAGGTTTGGCGGGTGGACATAAGTAAGATCTCCAGGCGAAAAAAAACCGCTCAAGGCGGTGGGTATACAGGTGGGTAGAAAACGCCCATTAATGCGAGGCGTTTATTTAGTTTGGTCAGCGATCCACGAGGGTCTGATCGGGCGTTTCTCAACATCCGGGAACTCAGAGGCCTGAGGCCAATCGCGCAGGGATTGCATAAAAACCAACAGTTCTTTGAACCGCTCATCCGACAGCGTTGTATTGCCACCAATCTCCTGTTGATCACGGTGGCGTTCGCGCAACCACACTGCCGAAGCCAGCTCAGCGTCACGCCACTCACGCTCATGTGCAACTGGATCACGCTCTACGTGTGGTGCATCGACCAAGTAAGGGAGGCCACTTTCATCGTGGTCCCTGACTTTTTCGAGTGAGGCATTCCCTATAACGGAACGGAACAACTCCTCACTGATTTCAATCGCATCCTCAGGAATATCCGTATGCATTCCTTTCAGATAGGTGCTGCCGGTAGCTTTGCTATAAAGACGCACAGTAAATCCCCTTAGTGTCCGATTGCGTGCCAATAAAACCCTTTTGGAACCCCGACTCCGCCTACATAGTTCTGGATGTAAGCGTTAAAACTAGGCGAAGAAACACTGACAATTTGTGGGCCGGAATCAATGTTCCCATCCACGTCCGGATTGATCGGCACAGCAACCACAGAGCGGCAGGCTGTAGGAAAGGCGAGTGGGAACGGCACCGTCACTCGGCCGTCGAGAACCGTGGCGGGTGCGAGGCCCCATTGAACAATCAGTCCACCCAACCAAGTTGGAAATGCAATGTATCCGTTGGCTGCCAAGCTGATGGAAAAGCCAAACCTTAGCTTCTTCGGTGTCGCAATCACCGCGTCATTAGCGTTGTCGAGCATTTGCGCATCGGTGGCCACCCTGGCCGTACCCTGGTTGATTTCTGTCGCCTGACCGTAACGCAGAGCAAGTGCCGCAATATCAATATTTCCTTGATTGATGGGCGCATTCCAAGCCTTGATGCACCAAATCACTGCAAGGTTGCGTGGTCGAGTACCACCTAATCCTAGGTTTTGGGTAGCTTGGGTGCCGCTAGAAAAAATCACATAACTAACGGGGTAATTACTTTGCGTGATGGCATCGAGTCCATGTGCGTTTAAAACGCTTGAATCTGACCCTGTGTGCCAAAGTCCAGAAACAGCTGGACTTTCAGAGCTGTAATCGAACGTCTGTAGCGTACCTTTTTGCCAAGTACCGACTTCTCGAGCCGTATCCACTCCTCGTCCATGATCCCAGCCCCGCAGGAACTCACCGCGGGACTCGGGCATTCGAAAGTTTCCAGCCCCCTCATCACCTTTATTAAAAGCCCCACCAAGAAAAGCAGACAGATCGGGATAAATCGCAGAGCTTTTAATACTGCCATCAATCTCCAAAAAGCCTGGAGGAACCTTATTTAAGGGAAAAGCAATAACAGAACCCACCGGCAATGCCGACGCCTTGGCAATCATCGCCTCAATCTCTGCCTTGCTATAAGTCCCCTTCGCCAACTGGGCCGATAGGTAATCCATCACCCAAGCCCGAGTCGCCTTCACCACTGTGTCATCGATCAACAACGTCACGATCGAGGCATTGCTCGTTTCGAAAATCGAGCGAATGTAAAACTCTTTCCCCGAGCCAGACGTCGCCAACACCGGCTTGTACGACTCCGGGTATTTCACGATGGCATACAAAATACCGGTGTCGGTCCACAGCCCAGCCTCGCGCACATACCAGCCGCCAACATCCGAAGGAATGGTGACTTCGGCCATCAACCAGTTGGCGTTTTTTTCATCTTGAAACAGCGCATTCAACGGCCCGCGCCAGACTTCGCGTTTCAGCGCTTTTGCGTTGGCATCCGGGTTGTAGACGGCGCCGTTGCCGTCGCCGACGGAGATCTGCGCCAGTTTGATCGGCACGCCCGCCGCCTTACAGGCGGTTTCGTAGGCGATCCCCGCATTCGTGAGCAGGGTGTAATAGTCAGCCATTTAGTGCTCCTGTGGATAAAGGGTGGTGGTTTCGACGGTGTAGAGCCCGGCCGCCATAAAAGCGCGGCCCGTGGCCTCGACTCCTGCCAGCACGTTGGGGTAGATCGTGGTCAGTTCGCCGCACAACGTGGCGGCGCCGATGGAGTGACGGCCCGAAGCACTCAGGCCTACGGAGATCGACAAAATGTCGCGCTCGCTCTTGGCGTCAGCCAGGCGGCGGTCGAGTCGGGCGTCGATGATTTCGCTGTAGGGCAATTCGGTGTAGGCCCGTACGGAAAAGCTGTAGGGCACGCCAGGCGGTGTTTGTTCGTACCAGGCACGCACCTCTGGGGTGAGTTGCAGACCTTTGGCCGCGTTTTCCAAAGCCTGTCGCGTGCCAGCCTGGCGAGCGGTGGGCCAGGCGAGTTTGACGGTCAGGCGTTTCTCGGTCTCGGGGGCCGTGGAACTCCATTCGTTCACCGCGCGGTCTGCCGCCAGGTAGGGCAGGAACGCCGCCGGCGTGCGATCCGGGTCCATCAATTGCGGGAACGGTGGAGTCACTCGCTCCAGCAACTGGCCAAAGCCCAGGTCCAGCGCTTTTTCCAGCGGTGAGCTGTTGGCAGGCAACAGGCTCGCTTTAGGCTCGCTCATAGCGTGCGCACCTCCACTTCGACGCCCGTGCAATAGGGGGCCTGGAACGCGCTGCTGATGATCGGTTCCAGAGGTTCGAGAATCTGCAGTTGGGCGGCACCGGCGCTGTGGATGGCGTAGTCGATCCAGCTTGGATCGACACGGCCCTCCAGGCGGTGGCAAGAGTCGGCGTAGGTTTGCAGCAGTTTTTGCGCAGCGACTTGGGTCAATCCCGAATCGGGGCCGGCGTTGATCATGGCCACCACGCGAATCTTGTAACGTTGAATCTGCGCGCCCTGAACGGTGACCCGATCGGTCTCCGGCCGCACATCGGGCCGTGCGAAATGTCGCCGTACACCGTCAAGCAAATCGGCAGAAGCGCTGCCATCGCCGTCCCGTGAAAGCACAGTGACCATCACCTCGCCGGGGGCGGTGCGCCGGCCGTTGCCGTCTTTGACCTGAGCCGCGTAACCATCCGGTTCGAAGGTGTAGCTGACGGTGACCACACCCGGCGTGGCGCTTTGCACCTTGACCGACGGCCGTTCGCCGAGGGTGAAGACTTCACGGCGATACTGCATGCGCGAGCCCGCTGCCGGCGCATGGGGCGCCAGGTAATACCGCAGGCGGGCGTCGTCGTCGCTCTCAAGAATCGGCGGCACCGGCGGGAAGGCGGCCGGGTCGCCGGGGTCGAGTACCTGCCGCTCCAGGCCCATGTCGGCCAGGCGGGCATCCAGGTTGCTGCCGGTGGCCCACCACGCCAGCATCTGTTTGATGCGGGCGTTGTATTTGCGCTCGTGGGTTTGCAGGCGCACGCAAAACGCTTCCAGGGCCAGGGTCAGCAGTTCGCTTTCGTTGTCGAGACTGACCTTGAGTTTGGCCGCGCTTTGCGGCGCACGGGTGGCGACGTAATCGACAACGAAGGCTTTGAACTCGGCCAATAAAGGTTCGAACTCATCGACAGCGATGATCGCCGGTTCTGCCAGTTGGTTCTGGCCTGGGATCAGCATGCTCATGTCACGACCTCGAAAGACTGTTGGCGGTTTTTCCAGGTGCCGGCAAAACGCAGCAACAAACCGGCGCCCTGGCGAGTGGCGACGATGACCTGGGGTTGAAAATCGGCGATGCCGTTCTGGGCGTTATAGAACGCCTGGGCGGCATGGCTCTGGGCGAGAATCAGCAAGTCGTCGCCCAGGTTCTGGCCGAGCAGTTGGGGGATGAGCGAGCCGTACAAAGGCCGCTTCTGACGCGTGCCCACGGGGGTGGTCAGCGCTCGGGTGGCACGCTGCACAAATTGCAGCCAGTCATCGACGGCTGCTCCGGTGTTCCTATCGATTCCGATCATGGCAAATCCTTATGCGCTGCTGATCACGCGGCCCTGGTGATCCACTACCGGGCCGCTCAAATGCACGCCGGCCGCATCCAGCAACACACCGCTGGCGCCGAGTTGCAGGGTGATGCTCTGGGCCGTCATCGTCAGGCTGGCGGCACCGACCTTGACCTCGATCTGTTCGCGGGAGCCGCTGAACGTGGTGGGGCCATTGACCCAATTAAAGGTGTGGCTGGCATCGTCGTAATCGCTTTGAGTGCCGTCCTGATGGCGACGGCGTGTCAGCGAGGCCACACTGGAGACGGGTGGAAAGAGACTACTGTTGAGGCCGAACAAGGCCACGGACTGCGAGCCCCCTTCCCCGCCGCCGTAGTTGAGCAACAGGCATTGTTCACCGACTGACGGAATACGGGTTTCGGTCTGCGCCCCCGCGCTGGGGTTGAAGAACCGAATGGCCGGGGTGAGCAACTCGCCGTGGCTGACCTTGCAGGTATTACTGGCAGCGTCCACTTCCTGGCAGACACCAATGCGGCAGAAGCTCTCGGCGCGACGGTAGAGGTCTTCGAGCTGGGCTTCCATTTCGGCCAGGCGCTCGACGATCGGCCCCAGCTGCATGCGTAGCAATGCATCGAACATGGACTACTCCTGCAGGGGGCGATATTGGTCTGGATCATCGATGTTCGAGACTTCCCAGGTGCGGGCAAACAGCGGTGTGCCGGTGGGGTCTTCGAGCAGCGACGGGCCGAGGTAAAGGGTTTGGGTGAAGGACACGGTCCAGGTGTCGTAGTCCGTTTCTGAATTGGATGAAGTCGACGGCGCCGCAACAATGTTTGTGGGCAAGTCGCATTGGTCTGGCGGTAGGCCCCAGCGGTTATCCAGGGCCAGGTCCATCAGTTGGCTGGCCAGGTCGCAGGCATCGAAAGGGGCCGAGCCAGTCGTCACGCTGACCTTGAGTAAAACCGTGAGCGCATGGGCCTTGCGCCCTGCCAGGGAGCGCAGGCCGGGGCCGTTGCGTTCGAGGCTGATCAAGACGCCAGGGCCTTGAACATCCAAGTGGTTGCCTACGCGCAGCTGTGGGAGAGCACTCTTCACCGCCTCCACGATGGCCTCGGGAAGCTGGGAAGGTTTTTCAATAAGTGTCATTGGGTCGCGTCCTTGCAGCGGGTTACTGCTGATCCGGGCGAGACGTCGGGGCCTCGTTGACCCCGATGCGCTTGGCCGCCCAGCGTTCATAAAGGCCGATGGCGACATCCGCGCCGGCCATGGCGGTGAGGCAACCAATGGCGCCTGCCGTCCAGATCGACATGCCGGCGGCGTAGCACAGCATCAAGGCTGAAACCCCGCAGACCATGCACGCTCCGGATCGCAAGGCCAGGCGCCGTACCAGCGACCAGCCACGGGCGCCCTCCTTGTCGGCGCGCCACATTTCGCCAGATACACCGCCGATCAGGGCCAGTGCGATCACCAGCCAGATAGGCATTTCCGCTAACGCTTGCTGCTCGTTTGTCATGTCACGCCTCCTGGCTGAGCACTGCCGGCAACGTGCCGACTTCCTTGGTAAATCCATGTAGGGGTAGGCATTCCAAAAAGCCCGGTTGCCCGGGCTTTTCAGTAATGATGTCCTCGGTCTTTCGGCGCTACTGGCGCGGTACGGACCTTTCCTCGATGTTTTTCCGACCACGATCCCTGTCTGCCGGATAACTGCTTCTGGTGCTTTACGCTGCACACCCGGGTCAGTTGCCAACCCTCTGAACCGTTATGAGGCCGGTTCATCGCTGCCTGTTCTTGAAGCGCTGGTGAAACTAAAGAGCGTCGGCATCCTTGCCGGTGTTACCTGGCATCCCTGCCATCGCTTCGATGGCGTCCTTGCCGGTGTTGCGTGCCTTCCTTGTCTTCCTTGGCAGCATCCTTGCCGCCTCCACCAGGCCTTGTTGGCTGGCTTGAGATGAAGAATATGCATGTATGCATATACAGTCAATGCACAAATGCATTTATTTT